ATTGAAGATAGACTGTCTGGACTCATCTCTAAAGGCATGAGACTCCGTTCTAGGAAATTGTCTATAAAACTCGTTTAATGCATCAGCGTCAGACTTCAACGAAGATACTTCATTATTCCAATATGTAATAACGCTATTTTGTATCTTGTTTCCATCTATACCTATTACTGCCTTAGATGGATCCTCTAGTACAGGCCACCCAAACTCATCGATATACCCCTCATAGTTCCACTCCATTGGAATGAATAAGGAATATAGACCGCTCTTTGTTTGACCATTTGCAGATCTATTTCTAGGGTCACTGTCGTTGTAAAGCTTCTTGAAATTCTCTCCACCCTTAGACAACGCATTAGATGTTGACCCCATCATACACTTACCTATAATCCTGCTACCCAAACGTAGACACGTCTTGGTTACTCGCCAGTTGTTTAATATATTCTCAGGCTTAAGCCACTTACCAGATTCGTCATGTACAAGTAGCAACAACTTCTCACCGTCATAGCTATTGTCAGCTGTATTCTTCCAGTCAATTGTAGTGTCAAGCCCGTCTATGTCGTTGTTCTTCTCCTCGTCAATATTTTTTCTTGTAATTTTGCTAGCTGGAACTCTAAATGATAGTTCTGTCTTTGGGTTGTCCATACCGTCCTGTACAGGCTTAAAGAAGAACGGATAGTTTCTTACTATCGGCACCACCTTATCGGTAAACATCTTCTTGGCATCGTTACCAGTCTTTGATAGTATGCCTATACGAGAGTCACGAACAATAGTACCAGTATTACATACCTCTCCAGATGACATAAATGAAAATCCAGATCGTCTGTTCTTTAGGTAGCATATACCAAACGCTCTACTGTCAGCCTTGCAAGCCTCCCAGTATATATAAAATATTCTATTTGATTCACGAAAGTCTGGTAGACCTACATCGATCTTGGTCCACTGTAGGTACATGTAGTGTGTACCAGTTATGTATGTCTTCTTGTTGTTGTTCATAAACCAATAACCAGAGTCACGTCTGTCAAACTCTCTCTCTATGTAGTCTATGTACTGAGACTTGAATTTATTGTCTCTCCTGTTCCAGTCAAATATTGTCTTTATCCTCAATAAGTCCTTGTCGTACTCATGTGGTGACCATCTATTGTTTGTGTTGTCAACCTCTGCTGGAGCTGGAGGAAGAGCAATCTTTATGCTATTTATTTCGTATATCTCACCTATGGTTCCATCCTTTGATATAACAACCATGTCGTAGTCACTATTGTATCCGTAAGCCCAAGTCTTGAACTTGTTCTTTGTAGACACTACACCCTTTGGGACATAGTCTGTAGTTATACTATATAGTCTATTTTCCATTCTTTATCTTAGCCCTTCCCTCGGCAAAACCCTGCATGCTTATGTCCTTTACTGGCACGTCATTCTCTCTGTTCTCCTCCTCCTCTATCTTATACAACATAGACAAGGCATCCTCAAAGGCTAACCTCTTTGACGCAGCAGCATTCTTCAACTTATCAGCCGATAGGTCGTCCTCAGCGTGAGTTATTATAGGAGACTTAAGCACCTTTATAAGCTCATCGATTGCCGCCTTACCAGCCTCTAATATCTCTATTTTTTTAGACATATGTTCTTATTATACATCCTATATAATACCTCTCCATCTATATTGAACTCGTACTCGCTCTCTGGTGTGAACGACACTACGTCACCCACCTCTGCCGAAGTGAAGTCATCGTTCTTGTATACTATCTCTCCCCAGAGTTCTTCAAACCTACCTAGGCTAGTAAACATCTTATCCTCAGAATCTATTGGCTTTACAAATAGAAATGGTGGCGTAGCCTTCCATTCTTCAGTGCCTCGCTTATATAAGTACATCTGTTCTGGCTCTATAATGAAATAGTTATCAATTAGGTGATGCCAGCTAGACTTCTGCCTGCCCTTCATGTCATGGTAAAACTTGAACACGTTATGGTGAACGACCACTAAGTCTCCTGGTAGTACAGGGCCTTTATAATATATGGGTGTAGATTCAACTATAGCGAACCTATTAGACACAGTATGATCGTCTTGGGAAGAACTTATGATGAAGCTTATGTCACCATATGTCCTTAAGTTGTCATACCGTCTCCCATCAAATGGCTTGATGATAAAACAGTAGGGTGACTTCATTAAAAATCAATTTTAAATTCTATTGAAATTGGCATTGTGTTGGAGAACTGCTTCCACTTTATTATCTCTCCGTCCTTAATTATCCATATACATATAGACCCGTCTTTTTCTGACAGTATAGACTCTATTCTATACGTCCTATCTAAGACCTCCTGTCCAACCACGTAGTGCATGCACTTCATATAGTCTGGACCTATAGATATTTTTCTAATTATATTCACCTGTTTGAAGATTAATCTTGATGTCTGCACCGTACTTTGCAATCAGTTCATCCTGAAAAGATGAAAGATCATACGCAGATGTTTCTAGATTAGCGATAGTAGAAATTTTCTGACTTTTTAAACGAGAGAATGTTACCTCGATGTCAGCTATTTGAAATTTTAAGTCCTTGTAAGACTGGTTTAAAGACCTAAGTTTATCTAACTCTTCGTCTGAGATTTTTTTATCTTCCATTGTATTTAATTTAATTTGTTACAAATATAGTAAAAATTCGTTACATAGATATATACCACGTAGTAGTAGCGTTGTCGTACTGAAAACAAATTGGAGTATTTGGTACTAATGCAGATGGAGAACCTATTATTGTTGTTGCTCCAGGAGTGATCCACGTTGTAGTTGGACGTGCAGCTGTAGACATAATAACGTACTTAGCACCGTCTATTGATGAGCTAGCTGTAGGCATCGTTATTGCAAAATTTAATCCAGCAGTAGCACTTGTAAAGTATGTGTTTGTGCTTGATATAGTAGCCGCAATTAATGTTGGAGCAGAATTTATCAACGGAACTGAATTTAAAGCTAAAAGACTTTGGACGTTAAAGTTTGCCGTGTCTCCATTTGCTGTACCAAAGACAGTGTCGTTTATACTTGGGGGAACTATGTTATAGTTTTGTACTTTCATTTTCCTTGACCTTTATATTGTTTCTTATAGTTCTTAGATGACTTCATCTTAGATGTCTTTGTTTTAGAGTGAACACCAGGTCTACTAATAAACCTCTTTACTCTTGTCTTTACTTCTGATTGTTTTTTCATCTGTTTCTAATTGTAAAGTTAAGAAAAGTAAATGAATAAAATTTCCTATACAGGTCTATATCCAAAGATATAACCCTAATAGGTCCTAATACTAATTTAAAATAAATTAGTCCAAAAGAAATTCTTGGCCAGTGACTTATTATTCTCATAAATTTTTAAGCATTTCGATCATCCTAGGACAAGGGTATATATCACTCTTGTCATGGCGGACTGAGTTATGTGTAAATATGCCATTCTCACCTTTTAACGCTCTATTGTCAATATCAAAAATAGAGTCGTTATACTCTCTCGATATCCCATAAGTGTCACACAAGTAGACAAGTAGTTGTCTTGTGGACTCAATCTGCTCGTCTGTATATTTTTGCCAATAGATGTGGCCCTTATATTTCTCTGGAAGCTCAGTTACTTGATTTTTATCAACCTTACCTCCTACGTAATTTATAAAGTTACCGTTCTGCTTCTTTAAGGGGCCATAGTTGCAAATTTCAATACCTACTGATATCTTGTCTAGGCTCTTGTATGCAACACCCTTCTCAGCAAATACCTCTGGCTTTAAGCCAAGGTGATATGCCCAATGCTTTGATGAAAATAACTGCACTATCGTACCCTTATCACCAATAACAAATGCAGTAGCTACACGACCCTCCTTCTGTTGGAAGTATTTTGCAACTGAAACTGCATTCCCCCCACCAGCCGTATGGTGCAAGTATATCTGTGTTTTTTTGTGAATGTCTTGAAAGTACTGATCGTCAGATAGACGACTCTGAACTATCTTTGCTATGTCTAACTCCATCTATATCATTTTTAATTTCTGCTGCTCTGGCAAACAAACGCTTAAATCCAGACCATATATCGATCTGTTTAACAGCCTTATAACTCTCATTAATTGAAACCGTCTCGATGCTTACAAGCACTAGAGATACTATCTTTGTGAGCATTAATGGTACTGAGAAGAATTTCATGACGATATCATTGAGTATCCAAAAGTCAATTAAGTAAAACCCAATAACAGCTGTTTCATATAGGACCATCTTTGAAATAATAGCTGAAAGTTTTCTAGATGTAATGGGTATCTTTAACTTCTTAGCCTTCCATATACCAGTCAATGTATCTAGCATTATTGCAAACCCAATCAAAAATAAGATGCCAGATATGGGAAGGAAGAAGGCACCAACTACCGTTAATAATTGTACGATTGATTTATGTATAGTTGTTAACAGTATAGCTAGTTGCATTCTCATTATATAGGCATTAATGTTTTTTTAATAATTCTTATTACTATATACACTAACAATATAATGAATACAATACCCCCAAACACAGCTAAGAAATTTACCCACCATGGTATAAATTTTATTCTCTCTGGCTTAAGTGTCTTAGTTATAATCTTTGTTTTTATAATGTCATTTCCCTTTATAGTCTTATAAATAGTTTCAACTTTGGCCTTTGTGTAGTACACATTATTTTGAAGTTTAGTTTGCAGACTAACTAGCTTACCATCCTTGTCTCTTAACTCTCCTGTTAGTTTAGATATAACATTTCCTAATGAATCACAGTACAAAGTATCTTGTAAAAAAATAGTTTCTCCAGGAATAGTTATTGTAGTATCTTTAACTTGTATTACTGTCACAGTACTATCTTTTTGTACACACAGTGGACAATACTTAGCAAGCCTCTTCTCCATTGAGCATGAGTACAATAATATAAATAATATTGGTAAGTATTTCATAGATACAAAGATAGTGATTTCTGTTAATTATTATTGTATGTGTTCTACTAGCACCCCATAACTATGAGTTACTGCTGCTGTTGTGTTATTATAAATAGTAAAGTATAAATACTGCTGAGTAGTGAAATCTTTTGGTACTACATCAAAGGCAGCTAACTGCCCATAATCTGCATTAGCATTACTTCCTGTAGCCAAAGCTTTTATACTTCCTGATACACCTCCTATTACAGGCATAGTCCTATATATAGATGCCATACCTAAACTACCTATAGCATTAGTTGCTATAATAGTAGAGGCTGTTATTTGTGCAAGTGTAGGGGAAGCAAATGTACCTATTCTTATTCTACTCCTAGGAGAAGCACCACCTAATGTAACTACCCTCACAGTAAAAGAAGAACGAAGCATAGCATTACTTATTGTAGTAGGTATGGGTACAGAAGCTATCAAAGTTTCATTAGTTGTACCTGTTACTACTGTAGTAGCAGATGAGCAGTATAGTATTAATTGGTTCTGCTTAGCATTCCAATTTGATGCACTAGCTATCCTACTATCAGCTAAAGTACCAGCCCATGTAATTGCATGATTAGTTCCAGATGACACCATAGTAACATTCGTGTCGTTACCAAATGTTTGAGCAGCTCCAGTTAAACTATTAAGTGCAGTAATCCCCGTACCTGCCATTATACCAGATTGTTGTGTAACTGTTAAAATAACTGATGCTGCTGATGGAGGAGGAGAACCAGCTGCATAAGAGTGCATTTCTACGTTTATATGGTCTGTTGTACTCCATACTAATTCATAATACTCTCCTGCAACTACACTTAATACATAATTCCAACTTACTATTGTGTGATATGGATCAGCTAAATTTTTTCTCGCCTCCATTCCTACAACTCCTGAACTCCCTGCTACATCAGTACCATTTTTTCTTAACCATATAGTTACATCTTGTGGAGAATTAGCTAGATTTTGAAATTGTGAAGAGAATTGAATGTTATATATACCTGTATTTGCGAATGTTATTCTTGTAGGATCTCCACTGCCATTATTAACAATTGATATACCACTAGGAGTAATATCAGCAACTCTATAAATCATTTCATATCCTGTATTACTAGCAGCAGCAGTTTGAATTAAATCATCTTGCCAAGCTCCATAATACCCAAGTGGAGTAGGTGTTGCGGTATTATTTAATGTACCAGATGATAACGTTAGTCCACTACCAACAGTTATCTCCTCCATTATACCTGTCCCTGCTGTGCTTCTACCAACAAGTTTATTGGTATTCATAGATGTACTGATGGTTCCTGTAGTTGTAATTGGCCCACCTGATATTAATCCAGTTGTGCCTACTGACGTAACACCTCCTCCTCCTCCACCACCCGTAGTCTTAGGCTTACCGTTTACGTCATTTATCTCTAAATTGTCGTCACCATACATGTTGCCATTCGCATCAACTACCTGCATTATCGTATCATGTTTATATTCGGCATGTCTTGGCCAGTTATAATATATGTTGTACCAACGACACTACACTCTACGTATATATAGTCACCAGGGTTTAGTATGTACAACATGTTGTCGGTGATAGTATCTCCTAGTGTTAGACTCTTAGTATATAGCTGGACATTTGCAGAGATAGAGCTGTCATACTTGTATACATCTATGATGTAGTTGTTAACTGAGTTGTTAAACCTCATGCTAGCAATCTCTGTTATGTTGTTAGCTGGGCACGTATGTATCACAGTGCCAGCTGGTATTATGTCTCCCTGATTACTAAATTTCCCAGTCATTATATACCTCCGTCTGTTATTGTCCAACCATCAATACTTATAAGTCTAGCCCTACCTACTGAAGACGCTGCTGTATATTTAGCTGTGCCAAAACTTATATGATTATTTGGCTGAACTCCTGAAGCACTCCACCCATTGTAGATAGCATCAAGGTTAGTAGTAGAGAAAGTAGCAGGTGTTTTAGTACCCATAAAATCATCTAATATTGTAACATTACTTACGTTCCACGTGCCTATGTTTTGATTAAATGCATCAGCACCATAAAACATATAGCTCATATCAGTAACACTGCTTGTATCAAAATTACTTAATGACTGATTAAATGATGAAGCCATTCCAAACATAGTATTCATATCAGTAACATTACTTGTATTAAAATTACTTAATGACTGATTAAATGATGAAGCATTTACAAACATACCACTCATGTAAAAGACATTACTTGTATCAAAATTACTTACTGGCTGATTAAATGATGAAGCATTTCCAAACATATAGTTCATGTCAACAACATTACTTGTATTAAAAGTACTTACTGGCTGATTAAATGATGAAGCATTTCCAAACATGCCATTCATATCCATAACACTGCTTGTATCAAATGTCAACTCCTGATTAAATGACATAGCACTATTAAACATATTTTCCATGTCAATAACACTACTTGTATTCCATGAATTAATATTATTTACTGAACTTATGCCTGTACCATTAAACATACCTCCTAAATTAACTATTCCTGTCAAGTCAAGTACATCAGATACTGAAGATAGCTCTAAGTTATAACAGCCGTTAAAATAGTAACCTGTATCACTGCCTAACTGAAGTTGTCCCCAATTTACTACCGAGGTAATATAACTTGAATTTACGCCTCCATAGCTATTGAAATTCCAACCATTACAGGTACCATTAATCTCAACAGTATAAGTTCCTGGTGATGCATAAATGTGTTGCTTGTTAGCAAAACTATTCACACTTGTAGTAGCATCTCCCCAATCTATAGTTCCTGAATAAGTGCCAAGTGCACTATAGGGCAGAACGATACCTTGACCTGGAGCTGTAGTAGTCCATGTAGTGGTAAATAAAACAGCAGGAGGAGGAGGTATTCCACCACGCTCTCCCTTTGCCGATATACTTATTCCCATCTGTATCATTACCAACAAGCCATAATGCCAGTAGCAGCTGTACCTAAAGCGAATACCCTTGTAACCTGTACTGGCATAAATGTACCAGCAGGTACACCAACAAACGTTACGTCATCACCACCTGCGGTCATGACTCTTATGTTGCCTCCAGTCCCAGAATATAATACACACGGCCAAACAGATGATGCATCTCCAACGTATGGGATGTCAACTGTATTGCTAGGTACTACCGCACTAACTCGTCCTACTTGTAATTTTTGATATGCCATCTTTTTATTTTTTTGTACTCTTCCCGTTAGATCCGTTCCGAGCACGATTTATACTTGCTTTTTCTTTTACAAATTTACCACTTTTTGTTGAACTCATATCCACACCGTCACCGTTGCCATATGTTCCTGCCTTTCTGTTTGCTTTATTGTGTGCGGCCCTATATTTTTTTTGATCTTCTTTCTTATTTAACTCTCTCTGGTACTCACGCCTCTTCTCCGCTGACTTCGGATTCTCTGCGTAAAACTTTGATGTCTTGCTCTGTCCCATAGAATATTTTATTTATTAATAGGTCTGGACTATTCCATGCCTCTTGTCTCTTATTGCATCCGCAATCTTCAGTAACTAACTTATCCAAACCAGTTGCCTTGGTGATAGCTGCTATAGTATCACCAATGCCCTTATGTCTCTTAATTATAATCACTACTTCTTCTTTGCCATCTTTGCCATTGCGGCCTTCATTCCGTACTCCTTGATCATCTCTTTTGGACTTTCTTTCTTCTCGTGTTTCTTCATCGCTGTCTTAGAGGCATACTTCTCGCCAGTCTTTTTTTCTGCAACCATTTTTGATTTTGCTTTCATAATTTATTTATTAATGTTCTTATCTTTTACAATTCTTCGCATAGTTTGACCC